TAGACTTAGTCTTTGTAATGCTTGATTATGGTCTAGCTCGGCCTGGCCCAATGTTTTTGTTGCATTTCCAGTTCCTCCCCAAATACTAGGTAAAGCACCTGTAGTATATTGGGAAGATCTATCTACTAATTCATCTAATGTATAAGCCTCGGGAGGCAAAGTTGCAGTTTGTAGGACTTTAACACCTTTGTCAATTGAATCTAATCCTGCTGGAATTTTAGCAGGAATCATAGCTCCAGGTTGAGCTACTAATTGAGAATATTGTTTGAAGTCAATAATACGAGGATCAATGAGTGTTAAGGGAATACCATATTTGAGGGTCTCAATTAAGAGATTGAATACCTCATTTTTTGCATCCTGCATTGGTAGGGCATCATATAGTAATGGTTGAGTACTAATCTTAAGTGAAGTAGGAGATTGAGAAAGAGTCCAATGTTCGTCTAATTTCTCAGGATAGAGTTCTGCAAATAGATCATTTACAAATGAAACGCATAGACCGTCGGGATATTCTTTTTCTAAGAGTTCAACCTCGGAACTATCTACTAATAAATTATAGGTCCAGGGTCTTAGCCAACATCTCTTATAAGTTACATTAGTCTCGAATTGATATGCAGGAGTTAATACAGGTTGTCTTATCTGTCTATCGAACTCGTCATCGCCACCTGAACTTGGACCAATCTTACCCTTTAAGTGGGGAAAGATTTTAACCATTCTAGTCCAATGTTGCTCACATGCTAGAATAAGATATGCACACTCATCTAGATTTGAAGCATTTAATGGAATTTTAACATTTACTGTGCCATAGATTTCTAGAATCTCTGAAGACTTTGGAGTAGTTATTTCATCTTTAATTACTGCTATCTTTTCTTGATAAGGATTTAATTGTGGAACGTTCTCCATCTGACATTCAGGACAAATCTCAGGATTCATTCGAGGCTGATCTTCACCTTGTCCTAATTGATTTCCACATTCAGGACAGGAACTATCAAATTTATCTACATTCTTAAAACCATATACTGGTTCTTTTATCTCTCCATATTTTTTATCAGCTAATCTATAATTGTAACAAGCTACATAGTCTTGAGTTTCACGAATATAGATTGCTTTTCTAAGTAACTGTAATGCATTGTTTCGAGTAGCTATTAGTTCTTCAATCTTAGAGTAGCACTTAGCAGTTAAAATGTCATTTGGATCATCTGCATCTTCTGGAAAATATCTAGTAGTAGGTAAAGTTGGAGTTAAAGCAGCTATAATAGACTCACCTAACGGTCTAAGAATATTATTGTGCTTTGGAATATCCTCAGTTGGCTCATTATCTATAATTCGTGGAGCTACAACTTGACCACGATCATCCCAGTCATTAGTAGAGTAATCGTAAGCTAGAATTTGATTACCTTGATAGTAATTTTCTAGCTTACGATTAACTAATAGACGGTAATCTCTATTAGGTTTATCTTCGAGTTCTAGAGTACGACAGAGATAAACAAGTTTCGACTGAAGATCCTCGCTTATCTCTGTCTTGACTTGGCTCATATTTTCTTAAAGACCACTAAAAGAAATACTACTAGAATTAATTCTAGCATTCTCTATTCTAGTATTAGGAAACCTTGTAAACCAAGTGATTGGACTCAACTCCATCTAGCTCAGCCCAAACTTCTACAGGATGATCTTTACGATCTTCATAAAACTTATCGGCCTTGAAAACCGGATCACAACCATGAGTCTTATGGAAAAGATCTGTACGAACAACATCCATAGGAGTCATTTCGCCTTCATAACTTAGAAGTCCTACTTTACGTTCTGCATGGAAAGATCCGACTACATCATCCCATTTACAATACCAAATAACGCGGGGAACTTCCTTTTCATCTAGCCAAACATCCATAGCTTCATCATCAGGGTTTGCATCAACTCTGACATTTGCTCCCCAATTAGCAGCTGACTTACCCTCGAAAATTTCCGCTTCGCGTTTTCGTGACTCACGAACTCCCTTATTTACAACTGAGACAAAACCAATTCTAATTCTCATGTACTCTCCTATTACAGATTACTACGAATTTCGTTCTGAGACTTGAAAATGTAATTTTCTAGTTGGATAACAGCATTAGTTAGAATTCCTTCAATACTCTCAACTGTAGCATCTACTGGAACCGTAAACTTAAACTTAAATACTTCTCCACGAATGGTTACAACTAGATAACCAAAATATCTCCAGAGATCTACAGGAACTCCATTGACTAGATCACGATAATACTCTACGAATAGATGTTTCTTATCTTCACTTAGAAATAGTTTATATGGACTAGCAGTTAGAGTTACAACTGATACTGGAGAAGTTACTGTATTTTTGAGAAGTAGAGGAATAAGGACAGATAATTCGTGATCTTGTCGTGACTTTTCAAACTTAAGTCTCTCAGCCTTTCTAGCCTCCTCAGCTGCTAGAACTTTTTCTGTAGGAGTACGAAGGGCCTCGGGAATATTTGAAAACTTAAGTCCCTCTAGTCTATCAGCTTCAGCTTTTACAACTGGAGTATTAACTTTAGCAACATCAGCCATCTTAACCTCCTAGAAATAATGCTTGAGATTAACCTTAAAATTCCAATCCAGATCACCATCTTTAATATGATCTAATCCCACGCTTGCAACTATATCCCAACTATCATTCTTCTTTTCAAAGAGTAGTGCAATACTTTGTTTATCTTTATCGCCCTCGCCTTTTAATTCTATGAAAGCATGATTAGCTTCAGGAGGTATTTCATCAAGTGTCTTATTAACTGAGTCGATTAATCCCATTTACTTTAAGCAGGATAGCAGGTTAGTAGGCCAGCAATAATCATTAGTAGTAAGATAACTTGAAGAGGAACTTTGTCTAATGCCCAATTGACAAGCAATAAGATAAATGAGACAACCCATAAAACACAAGTAACGTTATGTGGCATTATTTGCTCCTTGTATCTTGTCAGTCTCAAGTCTATCAGCTACGACTTTCTGATCAACTAATGAAGTTACTAATCGTTCGAGGCCACCTATCTTTGTATTAGCATCTGATAGTTGGGATGTTACCTTAGAAAGATTAGAATTAGTCAAAGTGTGGATAGTATCTAGTTTTCCTTTATTAATTAAACTAACTATGACTCCTGCTATAATTGCGAATGTTTGTATTATTCCCCCTATAAGGGCTAGTTTTACAGCATTATCTGGAACAACTACTACTTTTTCAACTATTGCTGGATCTATCATAATCTTACCTCCCACTCCCATTAGTGGGAGGGATTAAATTACGATAATTAGACTTGTCTCAGTTCTAGTCTAACAGCATCAGTCTCAGCAGGAGATAGAACTGTAATATTAACTGTAGTTCTAATTGTAGGTCCACTTACTCCATCTTGCTTAGGATCTACGTCACTAGCCAAAACTGAAGGAACTGGATTTCCATAAGGATCTTTTTCAGATGGAACTAGAAAAGAAATAGTAACATCTCCAGCACTCTGAACAATTGAAGAAGATCCATCAGGAGCTGTAGTTAGTCCACTATCTTCAGTTCTATAACCAAATCGTGGATTCTCTACAGTAGTATCAATATCGTCAGGATCTCCAACTGCATTCTTTAGAGGAAACTGCCTAAGGGTAATAGGAGAATCACCAACTGTAGCAACAATATCACTCATATCAACAACCTCTCTTAATTCTAAACGTCTTGCATTACGATTATGAAAATCTTGGCAAGGACATTTGACTATGATATTAATATTTATCGGCCGAGGGCGTCTCTTTGATCTACCTTTCCTAGTTGATGTAGAAGTAAATGGCCTCGTTAGTTTACTTTTCTTAGCATCCTTGAATAAACTATAAGGCTTATCATTAAAGTATTGACTCATTTTGCATGTACTTTCTGATAGCTTTCCTTTTCAAACTCTCTAACTCTCTGACTCAAAGTTTTGTATCCTCTGAGTTTATCATATACTTCTGGAGATACTGTCTCATATGTACGTTCGACTTCAGGAATTGTCTTAAGTGCCTGTGGTAATATTTCATCTATTACTTGTTCTAAGACTTTAATTCGTCTTTTAAGTTCATCTAATTCAAGAGATAAAGAGTTATCCACAATGACCTCAGGATAACCAAAGATCTTGAATCTTAATCTTTTAACGGTATCTTTTAGGGAATACAAAATTCTTCCTCTCTTCCCTTTCGACAATACTCATTTGCATATTGAGATATGTATAATCCTGAGTACTCTCGAAATGTTCCATTATCCTCTGACGTCGAAGATTTAATGGATCTTGTATTCCTGTACTTTGATGTTTAGCAGCTTTGACTAAGTATCTAAGATCATCATAAGGATCATCTCCTGAGAACTCTTTTACATCCTCAGGTTTATCTGGATCATTTGTACAAGCTGGAATTGTCTCGATTAGAATTGGGCAAGTATCAAAGATTTGTAGTAGAGGAATATTTGTTTCTGGAAGTGAAGGAGTAAATCTTTTCTGATATTCACTAAGTGCTTTTTGGCCTTGCATTCTGTATAGTCTGTTCGCATAATCTGCATCATAATTTACATCAGGAGTAAAACTTGAGGGAGTCTCTTTCCATCTTAAATATTCATGAATAAGAGCCTTACCACTAACTCTATCATTATCTGCTAATCTAACACTCTCAAATCCTGAATGTTGAACGAATAACTCAAATATTGTTTGCTGACCTCTCTTTTGAGTAGAGGATGGATCAATTACTATATCTATAATATTTCCATCATACTCGCTTAGTTTTCTACAAGTATTAGCCCACTCAGCTGTATTAGTTTTATATGTAGCATACTCACGATAGACAATTAATCTACCCTCTGGAGAAATGGCTCCCCAAAGAATATAAGTCATTGCGCTCCAACCCCAATCTATTGCTATAATCTTTGGCCAATATTCTGGAATCTTGAAAGGTTTGATTACATGTAAAGCATTCTCAGGTTCATCTGAATAATGTTTAGTTCTAAATTCAGTAAAGACCTCGCCGGCAGTAGAATACCAATTACCAAAAAGCTTAGATTGCTTTTCAGCTTCTGGAAGCATATAGAGTGAATCTATATACTCCTGTGGTAGATACGGATTATCAGTAGGGAGAGAAGGAATAAAGATGCGCTCAGAATAAATCTGTCGACCTGTTTCCCTTTCATTAGCTATTTTCTCTCTAATTAATTTATATCCTTCGGGACAAGGATCAATAAATCTTTCTCTTACCCACTTATGTCCAGTTCCTCCTGGGTTTGTTGCACTTCTCATAAAAGCAGGTAAGTTACTTACTGACCTATTACGAGATATCATATAAATATATTGGTATCTCGTCATAGAAGTCAGTTCTTCCCATCCGATATAGTTATATTGAATCGTGTCATGTGAAATTGTATCTGAATCTTGTTCCATGAATTTGAATCTAATCATGGCACCTGAGGGAAATGTCCAGGTTTTTGAGGACGAATTGTATATAGCTCCAAAGTCTTTATAATTAATTTTCGAGCCCATTAGTCCAGCACTACGAGGAATTAAACTAGCTTCTAATTCTG